CAGGCGCGGTAGCGCACCTGCACATCCAGCATTTGCAGCCGGATCACATCACCGCCGGTCTCCACATGGGAATCCCGCCGGGTCAGCTCTTTGATGCGGATCACCGATCCGCCGCGATAGGTGGTGAGCGTGGATGAGACCTCGCGGCCAAGGCTCAGCAACGCGCCATAGGTCTTGGCGGCAATGTTCACCTGCACCCGCGCGGTCTCGAGATCCGCGCGCCCCGTGAGCGAGTAGCGCGTCACCGTAGAGATCCGCTGCAGGGTGATGCGGGGAAAGCCGACATCCCTGTCAAACGCACCCCAAACCACCGGCACCCCCAAGGACTTCAAGAGATCCTTGACCTCGCGCTCCATACTCATGCGCGCGCTGCCTTGCGCCGAGCGCGTTCCAGGCTTTTCTCGATCTCCGCCCAAACCTCGCGCTTGAGTGTCGCCAGCATCATGGCTTGGCTGGCATCCCAAGCCGGGCGCAGGAAAGGCCGCGCAGGCATCGCCCCGGTGGCGCGTCCCGTGGAGCTTTGCACGCGGGGGCCAGTGCCAAACTCATAAAGATGCGCATGCGGGGCATCACCGCCATCCGGCTCAACCGGCCCCACATAAAGCACCACCTTGCTGCGGCCCCGATCTCCGCGCGCCTCACGCGCCTGGCGGGTGGTCAGCTTGGCGGTCACCGCAATGGCAAAGGGCGAGGCCGCCTCCGCCATCTGCGCCACCGGTTTGAGGCTCTTCTTCATGGCGCGCCGCATCACCCCTTTGGCGGTGCCACGCGGCAGTGCTGCCAGCGCGCGCTCAATATCGCCCGCGCCTTTGATGCGCATTTTGACGGCCATCAAGACACCTCCGGGATCTTCCAGGCGGTGATCTCGATCTCTCCTTTAAAGCCGCGTTGTTTGAGGCCGGTGATCTGCCAATCTGCGCCCTCAAACCGCAGCCGATGCGCGCCGGTGATCTGCACCATGGGCCCCGACCACAGCACCCGGAACCGCGCATCGCTGCGCTGTTCCACCGCCGCCGCCCGGAGCCGCTCGCCATCGCTCACCGGCTCATAGGTCGCCCAGCGATAAAACAGCGCGTCCCAGCCGGTGACCTCCTCTTCGCCCGCATCATTCTCCGCGCGCCGTGCCTCAAGAAAGAGAATGCGGCGATTCCGTTCCGTGATGCTCATCACCGCCACCAGCTTTTATAGGGGGCCACCAGCTGCGCGATCGACATCGGCACCTCCGCCGGTTTGCCCTCCATGACCACCGGAGACCGCGCCTGATAGAGATGCGCCGCAAAGAGCAGGATGGCATGACAGATGGGTTTGGGCACATCGGCAGCCGTGCCAAAGCCTGCGGTGAAGCGGATCTTGAGGGGCAGCGGACAGCGCCCCGGACGGGGCCAGTTGCGCGCCTGAACATAAGAGCGACCACCGAGCTCAAAGAGTTCAGGTGCGGTCACAACCTCCCAGGATCCCGCAGGCGTATAGACCTCGATCTGATCCACCGAAGCCACCGGGCCCAACATCAACTCCACCGATCCACCAGCTCCGGGCACATGGGGAAAGCTCTGCTGCCAGACCTGATGCACCAGCGCGAGGCCCAGCTCGCCATCGTCGCCGTCAAACTGCGCCACTGCCACATCCAGACAATGCTGCAGGTGGCCATCCTCTTCGCCCTCTTCCAGCCGCAGATGCGCGCGCAGTTGGGCGAGATCCACCGGCACCTCTGCCGGTGGGGTAAGACGCTCCATCGCCATGGCTCAGGCCGCTTTCATCTGCAGGACTTTGATGGCCTTGGTCTGCGCCGGGGCCCCATCGATGCGATGCACGCCCATAATGGCGAGGTTGGGGAAGAACTTCTCGCGCGCCACGCCCAGAAGCGGATTGCCCACCTTGCGCACGTAATATTCCGAGAAGTCACCGTAAGCGATGGGTTTGGTGCCGGCGCCGATCTGCGCCATCGCCTGGTTAAATGACACAGGCCGCCCGTTGAGCGTGGCGGGCACGCCCTTGGTGACATCGCCATCGGACCACAGATAGCGGCCATTGCCATCCTTGAGCTTGCGCAGCGCCTTCACCGATTGATCATGCATCTGGTAACGCACCTTGGGCCCGCCACGATAGGCCGGGTCCACCGAGTGCTCCAGATCCAAGATCTCATCGAAGGTGAGCGCCGTGGTGGCAGCCGCCACATGGCCCACCGGCGCGCCGGTCACAAAGCCCAGAGGCTCATTATTGCCGCTGCCGGTGGTGAGCCAGGCATTGCCCTTGCGCCCGATCCGCTCGCCGATCAGCTTGCCCAGAAGTGGCTCAAAGCCAAAGGCGGAATCCTGCGCCAGCTCAAAGGACCATTTGATCCAAGGTGTCGCCAGCGCATAGGCCAGCAATGTGGTCTTGCCGAGTGCAATGTCACCGCTGTCATCATCCTTGCCCTCATCGCCCTCCGTATGGGGTTTGGCCTCTTGGGTGGTGTCATCCACCGTGGGCAGATCAAACGGCGCGCCATTGGCGAGGTTGATCTCCGTGGCGATCTGCCCATCCATCATCGGGCCATGGGCGGCAGCGGCCACATTGATAAAGCCCGCCAGAGTGGTGGGCACCAAAAAGCCACCCTGCGCCCCGGTGCCTGCGTTTTGCGCCCGGTCCTCGCGATAGCCCCGGCGCAGGGCCTCGCGTGCTTCGCGGTCCAGCTCCGATAGATCCGCCCCGGTGGCCAGATAAAGCCGGAAGGCCTCGCGGTATTCTTCGCTCACATCCGCGTCGGGCTGATGGCGGGTCTCATTCTGGCCCGGACGGCGGCTTTCGCGCTCTGCACGCTCTTCCTGCTCGCGGCGTTCCTCGGCCTCGCGCTGTGCTTTTGCCGCCCGCTCTTCGCGCTCGGCCTCTTTGATGAGACCGTCGTATTGATCCATCATCGCGTCGAACTTGTCATTGGCGGCGCGCGCCTCTTCCAGCGGTGTTTTGTCGGTGATCCCATCGCGCAGGCTGGTGGCCTCGGTGAGAAGGGTTTGCGCCTTCTCGCGCAGTTCTTTGATCTTGCTCATGATATCCTCATTGGATGTGGTGATGGATGTGGTGATCTGCGCTTGCCCAAGGCGCGGCATGGAAAAGGGCAGGACAAAGCGCCAATCAGCGCAGCCCCGACAGACGCCCGCGCATCTGCATCCGGCGGCGCACGCAGAGCGCACTGCCGCCAAGAGCCGCCGCTTTGGAGCGAAGGCCAATCTCTGTGCCCTGATAGGCAGGGTCGGTGACAATCGAGACATCGAAGAGCCGCACCGAGCCGATGCTGCGCAGCGGATGCGCGCCGCTCTCATCCCAAGTCTCTTTCTCGGCAATGAAGGCAAAGCTCATCTTGGAGAGATCGCCGCGCCGCATCTTGGGCAGGATCCGCTGCACATCCGGATCCTGCCGGTCCAGCTCCGTCTCCACCCGCAAGCCGCGCTGATCCTGCGATAGCATCAGCGTCCCGGAGCTGGTGCGCGCCAGTGGCAGGCCCTCATGGTCAATCAGGAAAGTCACATCATCGCGCCGGTCCAGCGCGGCGCTGAAGGCCCCGGCCTCCACCACCTCTTCCCAGCCCCATTTATCCAGCGGGCCGATGGCGGTGCGCTCGCCGAAGACCGCCGCATAGCCCGTGACCGCCAGCGGTTTGTCTGTGTCTTCGCGCAGCTCAATGGGCGCGACGGCGCAATAGCGCACCTCGCGTGTGGGATCGCTCATCCAAGCCTCCGTTAGTTTGTGTGGGTGTCCGCGTCGCCGTCCTGATCGTCAGGATCAGCATCGTCATCTGGCTTTGGTACAACCGCCCCCTTGGCAAAAGCTTTGCCCGCCAGCTCAATCGGCACGGTTGCGCCCTGTACCAAAAGCACATCGCCCCCGGGCAGCGGCGCGCGGTTTTCCAGTGCGCGCCCCTCATTGGGGGTCATCAAGCCGTTCTGGATCGCTTTGACAATCGCCTCGATGCGGGTCTTGAAGTCGCCCCGCATTATGCCGTCGAGGTTCAGTTTGACATAGCGTTTGGAGCCGCGCCCGAAGATCTTCAGCGTCAGCTCCTGTTCGAACTTCTTCACCCAGCGCCGCAGCGTGTGTTTGACCAGGTGAAGATCCTGATGCTCGATATTGTTGTAATTGCCCTTGCTGAGTTCCTGCAGGAACACCGGTGGCAGCTGATAGATCCGCGCCACTTGCCCCACCGCAAAGACCTGCACCGGGGTGAGCTGCATCTTTTCCGGATCATCGCCGAGCCGCTTCAGCTCATGCCCCGCTGGCAGCGGCAGCACCGGCTTGCCCTCATCCGCCGCCCGCCGCGTCACCCGCATCAGATCTGCCGCCGAGCGCATCATTTCCTTTGCGGCCTGGAAAGGTCCTGTCAGCACATAGGGCGGCACGCCGTTTTTGCCAAAGACCGTCAGCGCATAGCGATTGGCATTGAGCCCCTGGCGGATGGCGCTGGCGCAGGTCATCACCGGGTTATGGTTGCTCACATGATCCGGTTTGAGCAAAAAGGCGATGTCGATCACATCGCGCCCCGGGTAGATCTTTACCCGCCCGGAAGGCTCGCGATAGTCATAAAACAGCCGCCCCTGATCCTTGCGCACCGTGGTGCGGTGATACTCCATCGGGAACAGGTTGATGACCCGCCCCTGCGCGTTGCGCTCAATGTAGGTATAGGCGCGCCCGGGGCCAAAGACCTCGGCAAAGAAAGTCTCGCGCCAGCTAAACGACGTGGTGCTGTCATTCACCGCCGCGCCCAGCACATCCACCACGCCGCCTTTGAGCTTCTTGTCGCCGCCCTCATCACTCGTGGTCTCAAAGACCTCGATGGGCAGACCGGCCATGGCCGCCGACAGGAAGTTGATTGCCGCCCAGACCCCGGGCAGCGACAGCGCCTCGCGCATGCTCACCCCTTCGCCCACCTCACCGGAGAGCACCTGCGCAATGGCGGCCTCGCCACTGTCCACCACCTCGGCGCGCTGTTCTGGCAGGCCTGCGCCCTCAGTCGCCGCGCGCCTGCGCCACCCCATCAATCCCACAGCATATCCTCCAGAGAGTATTCTTCATCGCCCCAAGGCGAGTGTTCCTTGCCCGCCCGCTCGCGGCACAGCGCAATCCCCGCCGACATCGCCAGCGAGACCATGCCGTCGATGCGACCATGGGCCTTTTCCTTGTCAAACATCCGGTGCCCGGTGCGGTTCTCCGCATAGGTCACCGAGGCCGCCATACTGTCCAACAGCGGGTTCTGCGCCACGGTCTGGCGGCCGTCATAGATGGCGTTTTCCAGCTTGTTGATGGAGTCCGGCATCCACAGATAGATCTCCACCTCTTGCCCCGGATTGGTGGGATCCGGCACCTTCTCCAGTACCCGCTTCTGAAAGCCCTGCGGATGTACCTCGGTGGGCAGCACCAGGCCTTTTTCCGTCAGACTGTCTTTGAGCCGCTCCAGCCCGTACTGATCGCAGGCAATCACCTCCGGCTGATAGCGCGAGGTGAGATCTGCCAGCGCGTCGGCAAGCCACGGGTATTTAAGCCGATCTCCCGGCACCGCCTCGATAAACCCCTGCCGCACCCAGAGATCATAGGGGGCCTGATCCCGCGCCGCGCGTTCCATCAGCGTGCCCTCCGGTGTCCAGAACCAGGTTTTGGAGACCAGACGCTCTGCATCCTTGGTGGCATCCAGCACCCAGGTCAGTGTCAGCGCCGAGAAGTCGCGCACCTGGCTGAGATCGAGCCCGCCAAAGCAAGGATAGCCCTGCGCGGTCAGCTCTTCGGGATCCACCTCGCCATGGCAGGCCACCCAGGCCTCGCGCCGGATCGCCGCCGTCACCGATTGCGTCCACTGGCAAAAATGCAGCCGCGCAATGCCGTTGCGCTTGCCCGGCATCATCTTGGCCTGGTTCACCACCTTGGTGAGATATTCCTCATCGATGGTGACCCCCAAAAGCGGGTTCACCTTCACCCAGCAGCTGGGGTCATTCTCCCAATCATCGCCCTCATCCAGCGAGCAGATGAAGGCAAATGTGCTGTCATCCTCGACCGCGCCGGTCACGACATTGACGCCATGCTGGTGCTCTTCCCAGCAGATCGATTTCTTGTCGGTGCCGGAGTTGGTCGCCATGCACAGGAGCGGCTGTTTGCGGAACTTAAAGCCCCGCTCCAGCATATCGATCACATCCCGGTTGGGATGCTCATGCACCTCATCGGTGAGCGCGCAATGCGGGCGCGGGCCCGATTGCGCCTTTTCCGCCGAGAGCGGCTTGAACTTGCGCTTGTCGCCGCTGCGCCCCCGGTAGGTCATCTGCCAGACGGGGTTTTCCCCTTGCTGCTGCACCGTCCGCTTCAGCACCGGCGATTGATCCACCATCGCCACCGCATCCTGGAACAGGATCCCCGCCTGATCTTTCTTGGCTGCCGCCGCATAGATCTCGGCCCGGGGCTCGCCATCGGCCACCATCATGTAAAGCCCAATGCCGCCCAGCATCGGCGATTTGCCGTTGCCCTTGCCTTCCTCATCGTAAAACCGCGTGAACCGCCTGAGCCACGCCCCGTGCTGGGCGCTGTATTTTTGCCAGCCGAAGAGCGAGCCGATCCGGAACGCCTGGCTTGGGTGCAACTCAAAAGGCCGCCCCTCAAACTGCCCGCCATTGAGCCGCAGCACCTGCGGAAAGAAGCGGATCGCCCGCAGTGCTGCCGCCAGATCCCATTTGAGCCCGCGTTTGGGCCCCTCCACCAGATCGCGCAAATGCCGCGCCGCTGCTGCCCGCACGTAAGGCCCGGCCACAACCTCACCCGCCTCAACCGCTTGCGCCCAGGCTGTCACCGGATCCTCGCTGGCCGAGACCCGCACATGCTCTGCGCTCACGTCAGATAGCTCTCGGGCCCATTGGGATCGGCAAAGCTGAACCCCATTTGACCCGCGCCCGACAGCCCCCGCTCCGCTGCAGGCGTCATGCCAAAGTCATTGGCCAGCCCACGGATCTGGCGGAAGGTCTCATTGAGCTGCGCCACCTCTGGCCGCGCCTTGATCTGCACCCCGTTGCGCGTCTCGCTCTCATAGGTCTCGCCGGTCTCTTCGAGCTCCAGTGTCAGCCGTTCATGACGCACCACCGCCGCACAGAGCTGGCGGAACATGAACACATTGCTGGGCTTCAACCGATCCACGGTCGGGTGGCACAGCGGCAGCGCCAGCCGGTCAAAGGTCCAGCGCAACTCGCCGGTCAGCCCCTCGGGCCGGATCTCCTCGAGGCGCATCCGCGCCCGCTCTTCCAGATTGTGAAGTGGCGCGCCCTCTTCTGCGAGGGCCACAACTTTTTCCTCTGCCGGTCTGCGCCCTCGCATCTTCCGATCAACTCCTTGTTCATGTGGCTTTTTCTATTCAATTTCCACTTTGCACAGACAAAGGCTCCCCCTCCGGTTGCCAGTGCTTCCGGAATTCCTTCGAACCCTCCCCCCGGGGTTGCCGCCCCGCTGCGTCAGCGGTTGGCGGGGTGCTGTGGATCCACCGGCCAGCCATCCGCGCCGCGCTCTTCCGAGTACCCGCGCGCCTCCAGCCGTTGTTTGTTCTGATCATGATCATCCGGGCACAGCGTCTGCAGATTGCCCGGATCCAGAAACAGCGCCGGATCGCCCCGATGCGGGATCACATGATCCACCACCAGGCGGCAGCGCTTTGGGTTACCCTGTCGAGATCCTGACGCCGTCAGCGAACCATCGTTCAGGATCCCCCGCCGCAGGCACGCCCGGCACAGCGGCTCCCGCGCCAGATGCTCAGGCCGCAGCCGACGCCGCCACGCCGACAGGTTGTACAAATGGTGATACTCGCTCCGTGCCGTCATCGCATACCCCCGGAACGCAAAAGCGCCCGACGGTTTCCCGTGGGCGCAATCAGTGATGATGCATATTTACTGGCACGCCGGTGACATCAGCGTCAAGAGGGCATGTGGGGGGCTCATATTCAATGCGAGATTGATTGAAAGTGGTTTCTGCATCTCTGCCGTGAAAAGAATCCTTGCATTGTTGCGGCTAAGCGACCATCTATGGCTAGCTTACGTTTCTTCTCTTCGAATTTCTGCTCCCGTGAAAACGGTATCGGTTGGTCGACTTGGATCGACTTTTGCCGACCTGT